GGTTAACCAGTATTGGTTATCCAACAGATGAGTCACGCATTCCACAATGGTTTAAGGATATGCCGTTTGACCAAGACCTTATGGAAGATACTATTGTTACACAAAAGGTAGAAAACCTACTTGATGTGTTGCATTGGGATATTACTAACGCAACTAATATTACTAATACATTTACTAGTTTATTTGAGATGGAATAATGGATATTTTTGAAACACAAAATCATCTTAATAATTTAAAAGATGCAAAGGATAGTTTTAGAAAATCTGCATCTTATTTTAATGAAGTGGCAGATTTATTTGATAATCTTATTATAAAACTTGAAGTTGGTTTAAAAAAAGATTTAACGATACTTAAAGATAATACTGATACAAATGCAAAAAAATTAAAAGGGCAAAGTTTAGATTCACGTAGAATTTTTATTGAATTAAACAATTTTAATGAATATGATGTTGCCAATCTATCAAGTTTATTATCAAAATATATTGCTAATAATATACCAACGTTAGAATTATTTCCAGGTCTTGGACAGTTTTTACCATTTAGTGTATCGGCGGAACCTTTTTATATTGCTGATAGGTATTATAGCATATGTGTTGAAGCATCAAAATCATTGAACAATGAGTTTTATGCTAACCGTCGTTTAAGAAAATATGAAATACCAGAAAACGATATGTCTTTTTTGCCGCAATTGTCTTTTGGTATAGTATATTGTTTTAATGAATTTGTGGTAGCCAACGAAGATTATATAATTGACATAAGCAAACAAGTTTATGATTTGCTTTATGATGGCGGAAATTGGGTTTTTAACTTTTTACCCAATGATAAAATATGGGCACAAAAAGCTAATATAGAAAATAGTTTTAGTGTAATTGATTATAATTATGTAATTAATGAACTTACTAAAATAGGGTTTATTTTAGAAAACTTTGAAATTAAACCACTTAAAAGCAGTTATATGGTTTGGCGAAAAAATGGCGAAATACAACCACGATACAAAATTAGTGGTGGAAGTGCAGAAATAATTGACTTGTAATTTAAAATTTGTTATTATCATCTAAAGGATTAAATCAATGAAAGACTTTCTTACAGATATTGTACATCACACACTCGGAACTGGTAAAATTGATGTTATCAAGATTACAGGTGATGATAAAGAGACTAACATTCAAAGTGTTAGTGAAGATCGCACACTTATTCTTAATGCAACATTCAACGAAGTAAATGCAGGCTTTGACGGTGTATTTGGTATGCCAAATCTTGCAAAACTGAATACTATTCTTAATATTCCAGAATATGCAAAAGATGCAACTATTGAATTAAAACGTGAAACTCGTAACGGCACATCAACACCAGTTGGTATTCATTTTGAAAATGCAAAAGGAGATTTCAAAAATGACTATCGTTTTATGACAACAGAAGTTATCAATGAGAAGTTAAAAACTGTTAAGTTTAAAGGTGCCAACTGGAGTATTACTTTAGAACCAACTGGTAGTAATATTCAACGCCTTAAGTTCCAAGCACAAGCTAACAATGAAGAACCTGCCTTTATTGCAAAGACAGAAGGCAGTGACTTGAAGTTTTATTTTGGTGACGCTTCCACTCACGCTGGTAACTTTGTATTCCAAAGCGGCGTAACTGGAACTCTTACAAAGGGTTGGGCATGGCCAGTAGGTTTGGTAGTTTCAATTCTTAACCTTCAAGGTGATAAGACAATGCAATTCAGTGATGATGGTGTGGCCAAGATTACTGTTGACAGCGGTTTTATCAAGTATGAATATCTATTACCAGCAAAGACAAAATAATGAGCAATATTGAAGATATAACAGTAAAGCATGATGACCTAACGGTATTTCTTTCCTGTGAATGTCATTCCCCCGATCATACAATTATTATCCAAGTGTATGATTGGGGTGATAATCTGCCTTACAAACCAGATTTTATTGTAAATGTTCAGGCAAGCAATTATCGACCATTTTACAAGCGAGTTTGGGCTGCATTAAAATATATTTTTGGGGCAGATTTGATTTGGAATGATGTAATTGTGCAAAAGGACGATATTCCTAAACTTCAAGCTGCAATCGATCACTATAATAAGTTATTGAAAAATAACGATAAAAAACAAGTTGACAACTACGAAATATAATGTATATTGGAATTATGGCACTGGCAAGTCCATATAACGCTAACAGAAAGATAGCAAATGATTAAGAACCAAAATGTAAATCGTGTGTTTAATGACCTTGAAGCGTTCAAGGCGTTTTGTGTGGAATATGGTTTTGTCTTTAATGAGGCAGAACTTTATCGTAGGGATAAGCATGCTTACTCGCAATTTGAGCGTGTAAAGCGTGGGGAGAAAATCCCAAATAACTGGGATATTGATGATAGACTTTTTAACGAAAAGAATTACGGAAGCGTCCAGTAATTAATGGATATTTGCCAGTGCCACATCTTGATGTCCAACTTTACAATAAAAATGAAAATAATATAGCAAGATTTCCACTTGCATCATTGAAAAATTCAGCAAGGTATAATTTGTGGAATAAACGTAATGCGGCAATGCGTCAATTAAAAGACATTTTTAATCATCATGGATTGCGAAATGGACATGATTATGTTTTTCTACAAAATGATAATGGCAAGGAATTGCCTGTTATGTTCACAAATGAAGAACATGTAAGTTTTTTTATGTTAGCTTATGAATGTCAAAAAAACCTTTAATACTTGAATTTCCAAGCAAAGCCCTTACTCAACGACCGATATCAAATGGTTATGCAATTGATCCAGGCGAGTATATAGAAGGCGGTGCACTTAATGCCAACTATCAAGATGTAGAAGCCGCATGTATTATATGTAATGCTATGGGTGAAGCAGGTTATAGATATGGTGTAGATTTTTCATTTTTAACTTGCGGTTTGGGTAAAGTTCAGATACACTTTACAAATAAAGAAGCGGCGGCACATGCTGCTATGCGAATACCTATGCAGAAAGAAAAATACGATGATTAGTGAAGAAAGAATTTGGGGTCATTTTACAGTACTATATGATGCTGGAAATGTAAAAGTAAAAGAACTTGTTGTGAAACCAAGTCATTGCTTGAGTTATCAAAAACATAGCAAACGCAGTGAGTTTTGGGTTGTGCAAAGTGGTGTTGCCAGAGTTGTAAAAAATTATAGTGGTGCCGTAGACAATGATCATACTAAAATTTTACAGGCAGGCGAAACTGTTTCAATTCCAGTCGGTAATTGGCATCAAGTTGTAAACATTGGCAAGGAACCACTTGTTATTATTGAAACACAGTATGGCGAGGCTTGTGATGAAGATGACATTGAAAGGCAGTTCCAATGAAGTGGTTTGATAAGTGGTTCCAAAAACAAGCAAAGCGGGCTTGGGATGCGGCACAGAAAGAACAACACAACTTGATCTATAACGAAGATGGACCAAGGACAGTTAGTAATCAAATAAGAAACTTGCATCCATCAAAAGATTATGTTGATTTCAAGTTATGGTTTGCTGACAATGGTGGTTATATCGTAGAGTTTAGCAAATATGACCGTATTAAGGATCGCTGTAACAATCAGATTTATATAATTCCAGATGGTTTAGAAACTCTTGGTGCTGAACTTACTGAAATCGTTACGCAATATGTGATAAGTAACAGGTGAGCAGCACTCAATACGAATACGATTTTGAGTATGATACTGGACGGGCTATTCCACGTGATAGTGCAGGATGGCAAGATTTTCATGATGCTCGTAAAAATAATATAAAAAAATGGGTTGAAAACGCATTGTTAGAAAGTAACGACAGTGCGTTTTTTAATATTCCTTATGCTAAACAAAAGCAACTTCAACAACAACACCCGTCACTTGAAGAAGCATGGAAAACATATCTAACACTATTGCAGGTGACCAATGAATAGCCAAGAAGAACTTGAATTAAATGAAGAAGAAATTGAATATTTAATGTTAAAATATATTCAAGAACAGACCAAAAATGGCAAAGAATACGTAGAAGCAAGTGAATTATATGCATATCTTGGGGCTGAACTACCAGAAGATATGGAAAATGAGAAAATAGTCCTAAAATCAAGTGCTTCCAGATATATTAGAGAGTTTGAAGCAAAATATCGTCCTTATTTAAATTAACCCTTGACAAGCCCGATAAATATGTTATATTGGTTAAAGTTCACTGGAGAACCGCCATGCGTAAGTTAATTTCTGCTATATTAGTAATTGCTACTTTAGCCCCAACAGCTTCATATGCTGATTGGAATGGTCATCGTCATTATGGCGGTGGTGGACACTATCAGGGCGGTGGTGGTGGAGACGCAGGCGCTGCTCTATTTGGTGGAATTGTTGGTGGGTTAATTTTGGGTGGTATGATAAACAGCATGAACCAACCACAATATCAACAATATCCTCAACCATATTATCAACCTTATGGTTATCAACCAGTATGCAATCGCTATTTTGCTGGTCGTGATCCATGGGGTCGTCCAGTATTCCAGACGGTGTGTCAATGAAATTTCTTGATAAGTTATTTGGTAAATCAACGAACATAGAACCTAACAAAACCGCTGACGCCTCTGCTGTAGTTACAGAAAGCGCACCACCAGCCGTTACTGAAACTAAACCTAAACCTAAAAAACCACGTGTAAAAAAAGAAAAGCCTAAAAAACAAGAACCACAAGTAAATGTTCTTGGGTTTGACTTTGATCCAGCAAATCCAAGTATGGGTAGTATGGAACTTGATTGGAACGCAGAGTTTATTGAAATGCTGCGAGCAAATGGCTATCGTGGAATAAATCCCGAAGACCTTGTAGATGCTTGGCTTAATGATGTAGCACGTAATATCATACGCACCAATGAACAAAATCCACCTAATCTAGATGGAACTCGTTATGTAACCAGAACCAATCTTGGTGATGGTCGCACTGAAATAAAATAACCCTTGACAAATTAACCCTATTACATTATATTGGTATCATGAAATATCTTCTCGTAGATACGGCTAACTTGTTTGCACGTGCACGTCATTCCACCAACCGTGGAACTGATACGTGGCAAAAGATTGGGCTTGCCTTGCACATTATGTTTAATGTGATACAAAAGGTAAATCGACTGCACAAACCTGACCATGTTATCTTTGCGCTTGAGGCTCGTAGCTGGCGCAAGGATCATAAACTCACATACAAAGCAAATCGTGCGGTTACCAAAAGCAAAATGACCGCACGTGAAGCAGAGGAAGATGCAGAGTTTTGGAAAGCCTATGGTGATTTTACCGCATGGGTAAATGAAAAGACAAATTGCAGTGTCATCAGGGTTGAACGTGCAGAAGCAGATGATATTATTGCACGTTGGATTGCATTGCATCCACATGATGAACATATCATTTTAAGCAATGACAGTGACTTTCACCAATTACTTGACAAAAACGTCAGCATTTACAATGGTTTAGTTAACCATTATATTACAACTGCTGGTTATTTTGATGATAATGGCAAAGAAGTAATTGATAATAAAACAAAAGAACATAAAACTGTTGGTGATCCAAAGTTTGTGTTGTTTGAAAAGTGCATGCGTGGTGACCCTACTGACAACATTATGACTGCTTATCCTGGTGTTCGCACCAAAGGCAGTGCTAAAAAGGTTGGTCTGGTAGAAGCATTTGCTGACCGTGATAAACGTGGTTGGGCATGGAATAATATGATGTTACAACGTTGGACTGACCATGAAGGTGTGGAACATCGTGTGCTTGACCGTTATGAAGAAAATCGTGTTCTTGTGGATTTAACTGCACAACCACAAGACATACGTGATGCTATTGATGCTGAACTTATGCGAGTACAGCCTAAGAGCAATCGACAAATTGGCACTCATCTTATTAAGTTTTGTAGTAAGTGGGAACTTGTCAAGTTAAGTGAAAATGTGCAACCCATTGCCGATATTTTGGCTAAACCTCTTATGGAGCAGATTTATGCGTAATTTTTTTGTAAAATACTTTCCATGGGTAATTTTAATTGCTTTTGGATATGAGATTTTTCACTACTGGAACCTTGATCAAGACCGTGTTCTAATGAATATTGTCGGTGCCATTGGATGGGCTTCATTTTTAGAAGTTCGTGCTGAATATAATTCATTGTTTGACATGTTTGAAGGAAAGATTAAAGATGACACTAAAGGCTAAAAATATTGTAGAAAACCGTTTTTGGATTATTGAAAACGACAAAGGTGAACGTATTGGGAACATCGCTCAAACTACGAGCGGTGTTCGTTGCACTATGGAAGAAAATGTAGAAGTATTTCCAAATATGCAAGAAATGATTGCAACCAAAGATATTAAGTTTGTTCGTCGCAGTCGTGAAACAAAACCCACAGTAGAAAACATGGTGTATGATTATCCTACTAATCATACGCCACATAATATTTTATGGAATGTAAAACTTAAATTTCCGATTTATACAAAGAATGATAAGAGCAGTAGTTATTATTGCGCTGGTTATTATATCATAAAATATAATAAATCATTTGTTCCAGAGTTTACACCAAAACTCATTACATTACAACGTTATGAGTATGAAGGTCCATTTAAGACCAAGTTGGAACAGCAAGAACGTTTAAGGATTATGAATAGTGAGACCGCCTAATACGCACTACATCCGTGAATTTAATAATCGTGTAACTATGAACGCTGGTAAACAGATTATTGACAATGATGAACTACGAAAGGTGCAAGCTGAACTTGTAGATTTGCTTGGATATGTTCTACAATTAGAAAATCATATTGCTGATTTAGAAGTAAAACTTGAAAATGCGGATGTAATAAACGTAGAAATGGTGGGAAAAGATTTCTAGGTTATTTTTAACCGATAAATAAACTATAGACATTATCAATTATGAGTAGACCAAAGCCTCAAGTACTATTAGAAATAACTAATAAACAAACTTATAAGTCGGAACAAGTTCTGGCTAGTGAGGGTATTTGGGCTATCTTCCTTGATAATAAACCTGTAAATCTTAAAACTACTAGTATGTTAGCACAATATAGTGGACCAAAATACAAAAAGAGTAGTTTTAGTAATCCAGGTCATGCGATAAATCTTTGCAAAAAACTCAACACACAATTCAAAACTAATCGATTCAGTGTTGTTCTATTAAACAGTGGCGCAGCAGTTTATCCTACAAAATGAGTGCAAAGTCTAAAACTGACTGGACTCATGAATTATATCATTTAGCACATGGCGAAGATGCATTAATTCCTCACATAAACCAAAAGAATATCTATATTCTTTATTGGTACAATAACAATAAAAACTTTGGATTTAGGCTTAATACTACGGCATTTGGATTATTGCAAGGTGCTGGTTATAAGTTTTACGAGCATCAAATTGATAGAAAAAAGTATCAAATCAATGGTAAAGAACTTGTGCTTATGGATCGCTACCACACCCACCCTTGGTTTTATCAAATGAGTAAGGGTGAACTTTTCCTTATGGACAGTGAATTAAGCATGATGTTGGTACTTTGTGACAATAATTTAAGCCAAGCCATCCAAAATATGTCTTGACAAGGCATAATTATATGATATTATAGCATTATAGATGGAGAACTAGCAATGCGTAGCGTTATCGCCAAATCGTTGGCTGACCCCAAATACCGTCAAAAAATTGTCACCCCCCGTAAGGGCAAGGGAAGTTATAGCCGTAATCCTAAACACAAAGGTGCAAAATGACCACTATTGGCTTAAAAGATGCTATGTCTGCCGCTTGTGCGGCACAACGGACGAACGGTCGTTATATCAAACGGTATGATGCCCAAGAAGGTGAGTTAAGCAATGGCGCACTTATGCGTGAATTTCTCAATCCAGAGAAAAACTTTAGCATTTTACCGCAAGATATTGAATTTGCTGAACAAATTTGCGAGTATCTTGACAGCAAGATGATTGAACTTATCGCTGGTACATTGCACGATTATTGGAAGAACTTGGTCCTATTAACGGAACAGAAAGAAATTAATGCCAATGATTTCAAGATGTTAGCATTGGTTGCTAGTGTTCCAAGTTCATATAACAATGCCATTGGACGTGAAAAAGCCAAGGACGAACTGCGTATTATTGCCGAAAATAGCCGACATATTGGCAAGATTAGCGACAATATTGTGGCAGAAGTTACCGTCAAATCAGCGGTTTATAGTGCCAATTATAACAAATGGTATCATACCGCTCTTACAAATGACAAAAATTTGGTCTGTTTTCCGCTTTCGGAAAAGTTAGAACGTGGCACTGTCATTAATTTGACAGCCCGTGTCCACAAGCATGATGACAATAATCAAACCCGTCTGCATTATGTGCGGATTAAAAAAGATGCTTGACAACCTATAAATCTGTGTTATATTCATAATATAAGCAATCGAAAGGGATGCCCAATGAACCGTATTGAAGTTATCCGTGCCGACCTAACCGCTCTTGAAGCCTCATATTCACTTTATATGGATACCGAATGTTATGATGAAGCCAATATGGTATCAAAAGCCATCGACATGCAGTGGGGCTTGCTAATTGCGGCAATCCGTGCAGAAGACACCCATACCACGGAAGCCGACATCCGCTTCTTTGAAAATAATGCTTGACAACACAAAATAATATGTTATATTAAGTTATAGTCAACTGATGGAGAATACAAATGGCTAAACCGAATGATGCAGTGTCCGAAGTACGGACAGTTACGCTTGCCTCTGCAAAGCGTGAAATTATGGTATGTATGAAGCGTAAGCGTCCTATCTTCTTGTGGGGTGCTCCTGGCATTGGCAAGTCCGAACTCGTTGCCGATATTTGTGAAAGCATGGGCGGCAAGCTGTATGACTTGCGTCTTGCACTTATGGACCCTAGCGATCTCAAGGGTGTTCTTTACTACAACCCAACCGTTGGTAATGCTATGTGGAATGCTCCACCTGATCTGCCTACAGCAGAAGAAGCTGCCAAGTATCCTGTGGTGGTTCTGTTCCTTGACGAAATGAACAGTGCCGCACCAGCTACACAAGCTGCTGCATATCAGCTTGTTCTTAATCGTCGTGTTGGCACGTATGAACTTCCTGACAATGTTGTTATCGTTGCCGCTGGTAATCGTGACACTGACCGTGGTGTCGTGTATCGTATGCCATCGCCACTTGCTAACCGTTTTGTTCACTTGAACTTGCGTGTTGACTTTGAGTCGTGGAATGATTGGGCATTGAACAATGCTATCAACCCTGATGTTGTTGCATACGTAACGTGCAACAAGAACGATTTGTTTAACTTTGATCCTCGCCAAAGCGGTTCATCGTTTGCTACGCCTCGTTCATGGTCGTTTGTTAGCGATCTGTTGCAAGAAGACCTTGCTGATACGGAACTGAATGACCTTGTGTCTGGTACGGTTGGTGAAGGTGTTGCACTTAAGTTTGCCGCACATCGCAAGGTGGCAAGCCAGATGCCTAACCCTAGTGACATTCTGTCTGGTAAGGTCAAGGAACTCAAGGCACGGGATATCGGTGCAAAGTATTCATTGACTGTTTCTTGCTGCTACGAACTCAAGGATAGCTTTGATCGTCGTGGCGGTGAGCGTATGAAAGACAGCGATAATACCTCATGGCACGGTGAACTCGACAACGTGTTCCGCTTCTTCCTTGACAACATGGACACAGAATTGCAAGTTATGATGCTTGCTACTATTCTCCGTAACTACAAGTTGCCAATGAAGACTAGCAAGATGACAAATTACAAGGAATACCATGCCAAGAATGGCGACTTCATTCTTGCGGCAGTGCGTGATTAATTCTCGCCCCATCGTTCTCCATCAGTGAGGGCGAGATAACGTAGGAAAAATGTGTGATTTTTCCTACAGTTAGGGGGGTGGTGCCGCAACACTTCCCCCCTATTTTTTCTCTTGACATAATATGATTATGTGATATTATGTATATATGGATAGGAGAATAATTATGGCTAAGATTAAACAGGGTGGTGGTAAACTGTCCGAAACTATTGACGCTACGGTGGATTACAACGCACGTCAAGCAATTCTCAAGGCTCGTATTGCCTTGGTTCTTAAACAACCATTTTTTGGCAATCTTGCCATGCGTCTTACACTGGTCAATGCTGATAGTTGGCTGACCACTGCCGCAACCGATGGTCGTCACTTTTATTACAACAGTGACTTTATCCTCAAACTGCCTACCAACCAAATGATGTTCTTGTTCTGTCATGAGTTGCTTCATTGTGCTTATGACCATATGAACCGTGGTATGGGTAAACAGAAAGACATTGCCAACGTTGCAATGGACTATGTGGTCAATGCCGATTGCATCAAGTATAACCTTGGTCAAAAGATTACGGTTGTGCCTGTGTTGTATGATCGCAAGTATGATGACTGGAACTTTGAACAAGTTTATGATGACTTGATCAAGAACGCACAGAAAATC